TGATTGGGTCGCTATGGGTACTCGAGATCGGTGCTTCCGAGGAGGTCGGAACAGGCGTCTTCAACTTGATTTTGAACAGCGGCTTGGCGGGGTCAGCGTACACAGCGTTGGGGAACGTGGTGGGGTGCACCTTCTTGTCAGCGGGTCGCAGCCCCTTGCCGTCTAGCCCTGCCCGCGCGGCTGTCTCCGCGAGGAAACGCACGTGTTGGGGTTTCTTCGGATAGAGCGCGGCGAGGTAGTCGTCGGGCGGGGCGATCAGGTGGCGGTTGAACTCCTGGGATGGGAGCAGCCCGTGGGGGTCGAGCATGGCCTTGCGTTGTCGGAGGAACCGCTTGGCCTCGACGTAGTGGTAGGGGTTGACGCAGAACTTGGATGAGCACAAGCCGACCAAGCGCGGCCCGCCGGGTGGGTAACGAACGATGGTGAACAGGATGCGAATGACCGAGGTGGTGCCGAAAGTCTTGGCCATGGGGGAGGCGGGACCGAGGCTCGGCATCATGCACGAGGACTCGGGCCAAAGGAGGCAATCGTTGCGCACGACGGTGTTGTCGAGCAGGTCATCGGCGGTTTTGTACTTGGCTGAACGTCCCATGTTGAGGCTCCTTGACTCATGCTTTTTATAAATAGGGCTTGACAGCATATAAAAAGAAAAGCGGAAAGTCAAGTAGGGACAAGCACTTAGCGGGGATAAGCTAAAAGATATAAAGACTTGTCGGATTTTTGGCTACCAGGGAGAGGTGTTTTTTCAAACGACTTGACAAACAACCTATAACGAACTTTTTCTGTGTTTGGCCTTGACTTTGTCAAGATGAAAAAGACGCCTCTCAATTTCCAAAAAAGTTGTCGGACATAAAATATATTTTATTAAAAAGAAGAAGAAGAAGAAGAAAGCCTAGCAAAATCAACGACTTGGCGTGCGGGGGAGGGTTTGGGTTTTATGTGAAGTTGTAGCGTATTTATAAAGAATCGATCCGAGGCTTATAAAATCGGACGTCGTTGCAGGGGTCGGCGACGCCCGCTACGCCAGGGGAAACGGTGCATTGCCTGCGGGGCCAAAAAGCCCGGTTTTATCAACAATTGATTTTTGTGGCTTTTTTACCACAATTTTTGTTCGCATAGCGCACTTGGTGAGAGCCTCGCTCGAGGACCGCTCCACCACGGAAAAATCGACAACGTGTCGATCTTTCCGCTCCCCCGTTCGCGGGGGAACGCGCATCAGCTAGACGGGCGTGGCTTCCCAGCCTCGCACCGCCCGCCGCGCAGAGCTACACCGTTGCTAGGACGGCCAGGAACGCGCATCGCCTGCCGAGCCCGCATGGCCAGCCGGGCTGAACCGTTGCTAGGACGGGAACGCGCATCAGCGGCGCCCGCCGCGCAGGCGCGACCGCAGCCGCGCCCGCGAGCGGGCACAAAAAAACGGGGGGCCGAAGCCCCCCAGGTTAACGATCCAATTCGAAAGCAATCCAAAACAGCCCGATGCCAATGACGAGCAGAAGCGAACAGTATTCGATGTCCATGTTAGACCTCCACGACAAAGCCGCGCTCGACCAATTCGTTGAGCACGTCAGCGGGCAAGTCCGCGATAGGCCCGCTATACAGGATAGGCCCGCCCTGCGCTGCCCGCGCCCAGGCCTTATCGTCCCACATGGCGACCATCCAGTCCCGACAGTCCACGCCGACCACGGTGGTCATAAAACCCATTTGCCTTGTTTGCATGATGACTCCAATAAAGGAAAGAAACCGGAACTATCGACACCGTGTCGATAATTCCGGCCAGGATTAGTTCGCTACCTTGACAAGCTTACGCAGCTTGTCATAGCGAACCCAAACTTCGCGATCGCAAATCTCAGGCATTTCGCGAATGGAAAAGTATTGACCCGTGAGCGAATCACGGAAATCCTTTCCCTCTTCCCATGCCTTGAGCACTTCCGCTTTCGATTTGTAGTCCCGCCCGTAGGCGGGCACTGCGTGGATGTCCCACATAGTGCCCACCTCGCTTAGGCTACCATCGCAGCGACAGCCGCGAGGATTGCGTCAGCATCGGCCGTCTCGGCCTTAGCCAACTCACGCACCCGCTTGGTGATGGTCTCGACCATCGCCTTACGGTTAGCCTTCTCAACGCTGATCGCGTCAGCATTACGCCGCTCGACCTCAGCCGCGAATTGCTTCGCTGCGTTGATCGACTTGGTGTCGCCCTTGGCGAGCAGGGCATCGCGCTTCTCGATAAGCTCCCCCTCGGAGAACTCAGCGAGCTTCGCGATTTGCTCGGCCTTGGCCTGCGCCTTACGCTCAGCATCCTTCGACTGCGACTTAGGCCGCATGAAATCGAAGGTTGTCACGATGCGGTTGATTTGCCGCTCCCACACTTTCTGCGCGGCATCGTCAGACTTGCCCTTGTCGATCGCGCCCGCCTTGTGGAAGTCACGCACGAGCATGAATTCCGCATAGGGCAGACCCTTTACGATGTCATGCAGGTTGGAATCGAGAATGTCCAGGGCTTGCTTGCCCTGGGCCATCAGCAACTCAGCAGCGAGGGTTTCCTCGCCGATGTTGAAGATGGTATCCTGCAATTCCACCGCAGGTTTGCCGCCGATCATCGGAACGGCTTGCGCGACTGCCGAGGTCGCGGGTACGGCTTGGGTGGCAGTATTTGCCATGGTAGAGTCTCCAATAAAGGACTGAGCAAGACGCTCGAGGAATCATCGACACCGTGTCGATAATTCCGCAGGAGCAGCGACTACCATCGCTGCCCCATGTATTGAATAATACGCTGATGGTATATCTAGTGGGGATTCCCCACGCCCGTCAACCCATGCGCTGCCCTCGAGCCCAGGCCGCGCCGAGCCGTGCTGCGCCAGGGTCGAGGCCGGAAAAAACGCGACCCGTACTTCCACCACCGAGAGTAATTCAACCACCGAGGTTCGCATAGGCCATACCGGCATGAAAAACCGAGCGTTGTGGAAACACCGAGGTACACCCCCAAACGCGCTTCGGAGAGGCTCTGGCAGCGGGTACACAGTGTTTTGCGCGGTCGATTGCAATTTTTTGTGGCGAAACCCCCCACCCCCTTCTGATTTTTCCAGCCGCTCCTGAACCCTCGTCTTTGGGAACACCCCCCGTCAGGAGTCCCAAACCATCCCTTTACAAAGCCACCCCCATCCATTACAGTCGCCCAATTCTTGGAGTGCACAACCTCCGTATGGCTATCAGTATCGAACCGGACAAGACCGTTCCATACCCAGCAGACCTGACGCCCGAAGCGGGCACGACGCTCCGCGAAAACATGGAGGTCGCTGCCAATACCGCTTCAGTCATTGAAGAGTTGGGCGGGCAGCGCGAGCCTGACGATAGCGACGACGAAAACGCAGACGCCGTTTTCCAGGCGTTCACCATCCGCGCTCAACAGCAGTTTGAGGAGGCGATTGCCCCACCTGCTGAAGAAGGCAAGAGAAAGCGTGGTCGCCCCAAGAAGTACGACATTGATGTGAACCCGCCCCAGCTATATAAGGGGCAGGTTGCGGAGCGCATTCGCTCCATGCTGGATGAATACAACAGCGACATCGTGGCGGACGCGGCTGAGCTTCGCCGCGTGGTGACCAACAAACTGCTGGACTTGTCGTCGTGCGGTGATCCGCGCATCGAGATCAAGGCCACGGAGATGTTGGGCAAGATCAGCGACGTGGGCCTGTTCTCCGAGAAGACCGAAATCACGGTCACATACAACTCGGTCAGCGACATCGACAGCATGCTCAAGGACAAGATTCGAAAGCTGCTGACGATGCATGCTCAAGACGCGCCCGTGCTGCCCGACTTGGACAAGGAACTTGCATTACCGCTGCCCGAAGAGCCTGAAGATGACGGCAACGTGATCGACATGGAGCCACCGGAGTCCGAGAATGCGTGAGCAGGTGGTCTCGCAGTTTGATCAAGAACTGCAACTCTTGCTTGCGCAGCTAGACAAGCTGCCCGACGAGAAAAAACTCTCCATCTTGCAGGACTTGGAGCGGCGGGAGAAGCTGCTGGAGAAGGAACAAGCCCAGAATACGTTCCTGGGGTTTGTAAATAAGATGTGGCCGGAGTTTATTTCCGGGCGGCACCACAAAATAATGGCGGCTGCATTCGAAAGATGTGGCAAAAGGCAAGACAAAACGCCTGATCATCAACATGCCGCCACGTCATACGAAGTCGGAGTTCGCCTCCTACCTGCTTCCGGCGTGGTTTTTGGGGATGTACCCCGGCAAAAAGATCATCCAGACCTCCCACACAGCCGAGTTGGCTGTGGGCTTCGGTCGAAAAGTGCGAAATCTGGTCGATTCGGACCGCTACAAGGACATTTTTCCCGAGGTCAGCCTGCAAGCGGACTCAAAAGCGGCTGGTCGGTGGGCTACAAACTACTCTGGCGAGTACTTCGCTATCGGTGTGGGCGGTGCGGTGACTGGTAAGGGTGCCGACTTGCTCATCATTGACGACCCGCACAGCGAACAAGAGGCCACACTGGCCGAAACGAACCCGGAAATCTACGACAAGACCTACGAGTGGTACACATCTGGCCCTCGGCAGCGTCTGCAACCGGGCGGAGCCATCGTGGTTGTGATGACTCGGTGGTCAAAGAAGGACTTGACGGGACAAACCCTCAAGGCTGCGGCCTCCCGCGACGGGGATGAGTGGCGAGTGATCGAGTTTCCGGCGATTTTGCCCTCGGGCAGACCGCTGTGGCCACAGTTTTGGTCAATCAAGGAGCTTGAGGCGCTGCGAGAAGAACTTCCGGTGGCAAAGTGGCAGGCGCAGTACATGCAGCAGCCCACATCGGACGTGTCTGCCATCATCAAGCGTGAATGGTGGCAGATTTGGGACCACGAGGACCCGCCGCACTGCGAATTTGTCATTCAGTCCTGGGATACGGCGTTCCTGAAGACCGAGCGGGCTGACTATTCAGCCTGCACCACCTGGGGTGTGTTCTACAAGGACGACGAAGCGGGTTTACCCCAGTCAAACATCATCCTGCTCAACGCGTTCAAGAAGCGCATGGAGTTCCCCGAACTCAAACAGCGGGCGTACCAAGAGTACAAGGAGTGGGAGCCCGACGCGATGATCGTGGAAGCCAAAGCCGCAGGCTCGCCTCTCATATTTGAGCTTCGGGCCATGGGGATACCCGTGCAGGAGTTCACGCCCAGCAAGGGAAACGACAAGATCGCACGTCTGAACGCTGTGGCAGACCTGTTTGCCAGCGGTCGGGTGTGGGTGCCAGATACTCGCTGGGCAGAAGAACTGGTCGAGGAAGTGGCGAGTTTTCCCTCCGGCGAACATGACGACATGGTGGACTCGATGAGCCAAGCCCTGCTGCGATATAGGCGCGGAGGCTTTATTCAGCTAGAGTCCGACGAGCGAGAAGAAACCCGCGAATTCCGACGCAAGCGGGAATACTACTGAGGTAAATCATGGCCATTGAAAAATCGCTGTATGCCGCGCCCGCTGGGCTCGAAGAGTTGTTGGCACAAGACGCCGCAGGTCCTGAGATCGAGATTGAGATCGAGGACCCCGAGTCAGTTGAGCTTGGCATTGATGGCCAGCCGATTCTGCGCATCGAGCCGGGTGAGGGGGACGAGGATGACTTCAACGCCAACCTTGCCGAAGACATGGACGAGCAAGAGTTGGAGTCAATCGCTGGCGACTTGCTAGGTGACTTTGACGATGACATCGCCTCCCGGCGTGACTGGATGCAGACCTACGTGGACGGTCTGGAGTTGCTCGGGATGAAGATCGAGGACCGGGCCGAGCCGTGGGAAGGCGCATGCGGGGTGTATCACCCCATGCTGTCTGAAGCCCTGGTGAAGTTCCAGTCCGAGACCATGATGTCTACCTTTCCGGCCAGTGGCCCGGTAAAGACCCAGATTGTTGGGCGGGAGACCCCCGACAAGAAAGAAGCGGCCAAGCGCGTGGCCGACGACATGAATTACCAGTTGACCGACGTGATGACCGAATACCGGCCCGAACACGAGCGCATGCTGTGGGGGTTGGGCCTTGCAGGCAATGCGTTCAAGAAGGTGTACTACGACCCATCACTCGGTCGCCAAGTGTCGATGTATTGCACCGCTGACGACGTGGTCGTGCCCTATGGCGCGTCTAACATTGAGACGGCTGAGCGCGTTACACACGTAATGAGGAAATCGCCCAACGAGCTTCGGAAGCTCCAGCGGGATGGCTTCTACCTCGACATCGACCTACCCGAACCCGATGGCACGCTTGACGACGTTGAGCAGAAAATCGCAGAAAAGCTGGGTTTCCGTGCGTCTACCGATGATCGCTACAAGCTGCTTGAGATGCAGGTTGACCTCATCATCGAGGACGACAAGTTCCGCGACGAAGACGATGATGGGATTGCACTCCCCTACATTGTGACCCTTGAAAAGGGCAGCCAAGAAATCCTTGCCATTCGACGGAACTGGGAGCCTGATGACAAACTCAAGCAAAAGCGCAACCACTTCGTCCATTACTCGTATGTTCCGGGCTTTGGCTTCTACGCTTTTGGCCTTATTCACCTTATCGGTGCTTTTGCTAAGTCTGGCACCAGCATTATTCGTCAGCTTGTCGATGCTGGGACTCTATCGAATCTCCCGGGAGGTCTCAAAACCAAAGGTATGCGGGTCAAAGGAGATGACACTCCAATTGCTCCCGGCGAGTTCCGAGATGTGGACGTTGCCGCCGGAACGATCCGCGACAATATTCTCCCGCTTCCGTACAAAGAGCCAAGCCAAGTTCTACTAGGCTTGATGAACCAGATCGTTGAGGAAGGACGCCGATTTGCTGCGGCGGCTGACCTCAAGATCGCTGACATGTCGGCCAACTCACCGGTTGGCACCACGTTGGCAATCCTTGAGCGCACGCTGAAAGTCATGTCGGCGGTGCAGGCTCGAATCCACTACGCGATGAAGCAGGAGTTGAAGCTCCTGAAGGACATCATCCGCGACTACACACCTGACAAGTACAACTACACGCCGGTTGAGGGAACGCCCCGCGCCAAGAAGTCAGACTACGACGACGTAGATGTGATCCCAGTGTCCGATCCAACTCGGCCACGATGGCGCAGAAGGTTGTGCAGTACCAGGCTGTGATGCAGATGGCCGCGGCCAACCCACAGATTTATGACATGGTGGAGTTGAACCGTCAGATGTTGGATGTGCTGGGTAT